TGTGTTGAATAAACAGTAGCCATTAGTCAATCTCCTTATTCGTTACACGCAATTTCTACTACTTTTTCCTCTTCCATACGAGTTGCCCCGATGGTTTGGCAGTAATAGACTTGCGTTGAGTATGACTTGTCAGCACGTTCATCAATACGAGCAGCCGGCTCTTTACCAACAGCTAGCTTGATACCGTCTTGCGCGAACGCAATAACTTGGCGATCAGAGTTTGAATCAGTGTTTAGTCGGTTACTTACTATGAAGTTAAACCCTACAAAACTTGAAATTTCCCCTTGAGCCAGAGCTTTGACCGTGTTGAAATCAGAACTTGTGACAGTTGTATTGTTCAACAAATCAGAAATCTGTTTTGGTGAAACAACGATGTGCCGTGGAATAGATGGATCAACACTTGCTGCATCTAGTAGCTCTTTAGCAGATACTAGTTTAGCAATAGTCAAACCAGCAGAACCATGAGCAATTTTTTGCCCGGCTGGTAGTGTGGTTGATGTTGAACCGTCTTTACCTGTTTGCGATGTGCCAAGTGCAGCAGTGATGATAACATCATCCATTGCACGACCCATAGCAGCAGCAGCTGCACGGCTATACGTAGATGTTGGATCTACAAGCAAACGTACTTTATCGCTATCATCGATCAAGTCAGCGTACTCATAGTCTGACATTGTCACCATTCGCCTCGTATGGGGTGTATCAACTAATGGCGTATCCTGGTGCCTACTTGTGCGTAGAACAGCAGCAGCTTGTCCTACTTGGTCAAAGAAAGCTTTCTCACCGTTAACGCTTTCTGTATCTACTGCATTACGCAGCAAAGAACCCATCTGCTGTGATAGCATTTGGACATTAGCGCTAAACTGGTTGACAAAAGCTGTAGTAATTTGGGTAGACATTTGTCTCTCCTACTTTTGTTTCAGTTAATGATTGCTGCGCTTGGTTGTCTCTTGCGAGGCCTTGCTGCTACTTAGGGTAGCTACTCCGCTTGGCTACAAGCTTACAAGTGGGCCTTTCGGTTATCCACTATAAGAAGTCACGAAGTCGTAACGCAGTTTGTACGTACTCATCGTGCTGTGGGTGCATTCTATCACCATATGGGCCATCAAGTCTAGTGATGTCAGCAAGTTGCCTACTAGCTTCTTCTGGCGTCATAATCATTTCTGTAGGTGAACCCTCAATATTGTCTTCTCCAATTTGCGTTGCAAGATTAGAAAACATTCTAATTATATCTGGATGATCGCCTAACATGCGGCCATCAGCAAGCTTTATTTCATCAAACATCTCTGTGCCGCCTAATAACTGTTTAGCAGCTAACTGTGCAACTTCTAAACGCTGTTCAAAAGCTTGACCAAATTCTTGACGTAATTCTTGTTCAGCGGCATACTGCGCTTCTTCTGCACCTTGAGAAAAATTTTCATTCATATCATTTACAGCAGATTTCACAAAATCCATCATAACATTTGCTTGTTGACCATTAAGGCCAGCATTAAAAGCATACTCCCTAAAAGAATTAACATATGAATCTTCTAATGGTATATCTTTGCCAAGCTCATATTGACTAGCTTCTGTTGGAGCCCCAAGTCTTTGGTAAACCGCTCGCCAATCATCAGCAGTCGCAGAACTGCCCGGTATAGCAACCTTATCAGCACCTACCATGCGTTGCGCGTTCATGTAACCTTTTGCCATGTCGTTGACGCTTGTTATGTGTCTAAACATTGGTTCGTTACGATATTGCTCGTCTAATGTTTCTAAAAAGCTAACTGGTGCGGCATCTGCTACAACAGCTTCTTGAGATCCTGTATCTTGGATTGCCTCTTCGCTCATCCTACTTCCTTCCCTTCAGCCAGCATTCGGACAATCAGCAGCACAGCTGCTCGCTGACCTTCGTTAAATGCAGTTTCATAAGGATTGCCCGAAAATGTTGTAGTCTCATAACCAAACCTTGATTTGAGATCTTGTAATACTTTTTCACCGTCATCTGTGTTAAACGTGCGGCGATATGATAATTTTAACTGCTCTAATTCTTTCACTGCTCTAAACCACCTACTGCCTTAACTAAAGGCGCAACCTGATTAGCTTGTTCTGCTTGCATCATTTGCTGTTCCATAGCTGCTTGCTGTTCAGCCGCTTGTGCTTGCTGCCTACGCATCTGTGCAACTTCTTCATCACTTCTTATAACACGCGCAGGTAAACCAGTTACTTCAACTAAGTACTGCACAAGCTTATCGCTATCCAGATAATCCATCACAGGAGCAATCTCTGCTACCTGCATCATAACTTCGAAACCTCTAAGCATAGACTGTAGATCTGTAAGCTTCTGTGCTTTTGCCAATGGTGACACATACTCAATGTCAATGTCTTGGCCCTGTAGTTGCTCCGGAGCGACAGGGAGGAGACCGTTCCGGAGCAGCAACGCAAAAGACCGCGAGATTAAAGGCTGCAACAGTTCCGATTGCAACCTGCCCAGGACAGGTCCGAGGAGCCTCATTTTCTCTTCATTGCGCTGCAACACCTCAGTTGCTGTCATGGCTGGGCCTTGTGACATAAGCAACTGATCTACATAGAACGCCTGGCGTATTGCATTACGCCTTTGCTCTTCCATGTTTAAACCCAGTGGATTGTTTGCGCCGATTTGTAACGGCTCTAGTCTGTCTCTTGTACCTGTACGAAAAAAGTTTAGTGCGCCCGGTGTTGTTCTTACTGGTAATACAAAACCATCATCTGGAACCATCAGCGGTGGGTCAATCTGTTTTTGCGCAGCGCGTATCGTTGTTTCAGACATCTTGTTTACCATCTTAACATCTGGCAACGCATTCATAGCCGGCGAACGTCCATAGGTGCTTACACTGTCTTTTACAAAACGTGGAACCATAAATGGAAAATCGTCAAACCCACTTTCTGATAATAAATGCTTTGAGTCAGCGTGATAATAAACAGATGCTACTGGTTTGTCTCTAGCTAGTTTGGTTTTTGATTCACCCCTAGGAAAAACAACATGCACAATTTCATGCTCTTTGTGCGGATCGTTTTTAAGATCTTTAGTCATTTGTTGCGGTAGTTTATCTTCACCAAACCTTTGAGCAGCAGCGCGAGCAGTCATTTTAAATTTTCTATACACTGTATCAACAACGCCGTTAGCATTTTCTGCAACAGTTATTTCTGCAATATGCCGGGCAGAAAACCTTATACCGTCTTTGTCACCTTCAACCATCAATGCCGCTGTGCCAAAAACAACCAAGTCATAATACAACTCGTGTATCTCTTGTTGAAAATTTGACCGGTTAAATGCTTTGTACATTTGATCCATACATAACTCTAACCATTCATTTGCCATGTCATCTTTTTGTAAATCTGGATCGCGGTAACGCATCGAGAACCAAGGGGAGCTAGGGGAAGTGAGCATACCATGCAAAGAGGACGAAAGTAATTCTACAGCGTGTACTGCTGTACCGTCATAAATTAGCTCAGTTCGTTTATCCCCTTGGGTTCTCTTCTTTGTGATGTCAGCTTTTCGCGGTAACATATAATCCGCAAGCTCTTGCCAATGCTTTTCCCAATTAGATCGTTGTGTGTTTAATGTTTTATATCTACGGTCTAACTGTGCAATAAGCGGATTTACTTGTACCATTACATCATTCCAATACTATTCATTAAAGAAGGGTTCTTTTTTTTCTTATCCTTACCCATAGCTAAACCACCATGCGTTCGCCCAGCCATCTTCTGGTTTAGCCTTTCTAATGGGTCTACAGTCATATCAAATCTGCGCTTGGCTGGCTGAGAAGCTTTAGCACCCATTTCGCCGGCAATATTTTTTTTACCGTACATCATGCAATCATTTTATTCATAAGCGCCCTGCGCCTACGTGTTGGAGCTTCAGTTAATAAACCTTGTGCAGAAGTTTGCACTGTGCTGCGCCTACTTGTTTTTGCTGTACCTGCAACTTTCTTTTCAGCTTCTCCACCTGCTTCTGCTTCAATTTGTGCAGCTTCCGCTTCTCCACTAGCAGCAGTGCCAACTCCAACTTCTTCTTCTTTAAGCGGCGCTTGCACTTCAGCCGTTGTCATAGATGGAGCTTGTGGAACTTCTGGTGCTTCAGCAACAGGTTTTACTTCTGGTGTTGGTGTGGGCGCTGGAGCCGGCCTATCATCTGACTCATTAGCTTTTGCCATCAACGCTTTCATAGCTTCTTTAGATCTGCTCTGACGTTCTGGCAAATCACGATAGTATGCTACGTTTTTAGGTTTAATACCTAAATCCATTTTTAAATCATCAAGCGCTGAATTTCTTGGAGCCATTTCTTCAGAAATAGGAACACCTACTCTTCCAGAGCCAACCTTGCCAGTATTAGGATCTGTTGCACTTTTCGCAACACCTACGTTTCCACCACCAAAACACATTATCTTAAATCCTTCTGCATAGAAGTCCCAACTGGACTATAACCTAGACGCTGCAATAATAACGCGCCCCTTTCACTATTTATGCCAGATGTTGCGCCAGTACAAATGTTAACTGCTCCAACACCTCGCGCCCATTCTTCAAACATCTTCATAAGCCGCACCCCAATCATGCCGCCTCGATACTCAGGTACAACATACCAGATATAATCCCCTGCGACTAGTGTTTTTGAATATGGGTAATAATACGCCATTCCAACAAGACATCCAACTAACAAATTATTATCCCATGCTGTAAATATTTCACTGTCATCCATATCAATGCGCTCCGTTACCCATTGCTGCATTCTATCAAAGTCAAAGTCAGCAAATCGTTGCCAACTCTCCGCATGAAACATTTTACAAACTTCTGTTACTTCAGCAGCATCAGTATACCTGGCTAATTTATAATTAAGCTGCAAATGGGTCATAATCTGACATCGCTTGCATTTGCGGCGCTTTCATTGTCGGCCCACTTTCCCTGAGCCCTACAGCAAAATACCTAAACGCATCAGCTGCATGAGAAGACCAATCATGCACCGGGTTAGCTCTAAATGATCTTGTCCTATCGTTGTATGACCTGTGATACTGCCGCAAACACTCTAAACCCTGCTTGCACTTCTCACGATCAAACCAAAGCCGGGGTATCAACATTTGCGCCGCATGTATCCCATCCTCTATAGGAAGCTTAGGAACCACCCTAAAATTTAATCCTAGATCCCAGGCTACTTCCCTTCGGCTCTTACCGCTACCCAATTCACGCACCTCTATATCGTGCGGCGCGTTATGCGTACCATACAAATAATTCTTCTGATTTAAAATTTGACAGTAATGCGGCAAACCCTGATTTCTATTTTCATAATAATCTATAACATGCACAGCCCTGCCAACCGTCTGGGTATACCATATCGATGTTGAGTCACCAATTCCAAGATCCCACCAGGTATCTACTTTGTGGGCCGGGTCATAAGGTACATTCGTTACTCTACCCTCAGTCGTAGCTGTTTCTAACTCTTTGCCATAAATAGCGCCTGGCACATTTGCATTCCAGCTACACTCAAACTCTTGCATATACTGATCATGGGTCATCATACCCCTAGCAGCATCTAACTCTTCCTTATCCAACAACCCTGTCTCAGAAGCCTTATACACCGCACTCAACCAATCTTCATCAGATGACGCCTGTTCATAATAATCATAGAAAGCATTATGACCTTTAGGCGTACCTACAAAAATACAAAACCCCTTACGATCAGATAAAGCCGGGCGCAACACTTCCGGAAATACATTCTCAGGCATGTCAGCAACCTCATCCATGACACAACCATCTAAATATATACCACGTAAACTATCAGGGTTTTCTGCACCGAGTAAGCTTATCCGAGCCCCTGTAGGCAAATCACA